ATGTAATACCACTTTCAGTATATGATGTATCTAGATTGGAAGGATTAGATCCTGAAAATCCAGAATATGTAAAATATCTAATTGAAGCTGCAACAAGTGAGAATAGATTCAAACAAGAACAGTCGGCATCAAAAGAAGAACTAGAAAATTATGAAGTAGCTCATTTCAGATTACTATCAGATTCTAATTACTTACCGTATGGTAAGTCTCAAGTAGAAGGTGCTCGTAAGATATATAAACAATTAACTCTTATGGAAGATGCTATGTTAATTCATAGAATTATGAGAGCACCAGAAAAAAGAATTTTTAAATTAGACATTGGAAATATACCACCAGCTGAAGTTGACAACTATATGCAACAAGTTATTAATAAAATGAAAAAAGCTCCTGTTGTCGATGAAGCTACTGGTGATTATAATTTAAAATATAATATGCAAAATATCACCGAAGATTTTTTCTTACCAGTTCGTGGTGGCGATAGTGGTACAAATATTGAATCCCTTCCAGGTTTGACTTATGAAGCTACTGAAGATATTGAGTATCTTAAAAATAAATTATTATCTGCTTTAAGAATACCAAAAGCATTTCTTGGGTTTGATGAGAGTATTGGTAGTAAAGCTACATTAGCAGCTGAAGATGTTCGTTTTGCTAGAACGATTGAAAGGATACAAAGAATAACACTTTCTGAATTGACAAAGATTGCTATCGTTCACTTGTATTCACAAGGATATACCGATGCAGATTTAACAAATTTTGAACTAGAATTGACTAACCCATCTACAATATATGAACAAGAAAAAATTGAGTTGTGGAATAGTAAAACTTCACTTGCAGAGTCAATGTTACGTGATGGAATAGTATCTACCGAGTGGATTTATAAAAATATATTTAAGTTTACAGACGATGAAATTAAAGAACAAGATGAACAAATTGCTTTTGATTACAAAACAAAATTTAGAAGACAACAGATTGAATCAGAAGGTAATGATCCTGCTAAAAGTGGTGAGTCACAAGGTACACCATCTGATTTAGCTATGGGTAGAAGTGGACATGAACTAGATGATGAAGGTGGTTCAGAAGAAGGTGGACAGCCAGGTGCAGGAAGACCTAAAGAATTAAATAAGTACGGTAAAGATAGTGGTGTCAGAGGAAGAGATCCGTTAGGAGCTCACGATAAGAAAAAAGGTGGAAGTGGTGCACCTAAATATGGTAAAGCATTAGCTCTATCACACTATGATTCTCTTAAAAAATCAATGAGTTTTGGTAAAAAAGACCAAGAATTAATAACAGAAGTATCTGAATTAGAAGAAGAGTACCAAAATGAGGTAACTTCTTTAACTAAGGACACTTCAAATGACTAATTATTATTTAACTTTATATTTATTTATGAGTAAATATACATACATATTGGAGTAATTTATAATGGCTCGAAAATTAAAACATTCGAAAATAAAGAATACAGGTATTCTTTTTGAATTATTAACAAGACAGATAACAGCTGATGTTTTAGCTGGAAAATCTACAAAATCAGTTTCTATATTAAAACAATTTTTTAATGAGAATACAGAATTGGGAAAAGAGCTTGAACTTTATAAGTTACTTTCTGAAAAACATTATCAATCAGAGGTTAGGGCTAATGATTTGTTAACTGTTGTCGTAAAACAGCGTCAAAAGTTAAGTAACTTAAATCTACGTAGAGAAAAATACAATCTAATTAAATCTATTAAAGAAAATTATAATGTAGATGACTTCTTTAATGGTCGTATTCCTAATTATAGAATACTTGCTTCTATTTTCAACATATTCCAATCTGAAACAACAGATGATAATTTTAAAGCAGAACATATTGTAAATTCTAAGTTTACTGTACTAGAACATATAACTAGTAAAAAAGTAGATGGAAAAAAGATTAAAGAAAAAGTTTTGAGTGAATATAGTAAATCTGATAAAGATTTGAGATTATTAGCATATCAAATTTTAGTCGATAAGTTTAATAAAAAATATAAAACATTGGATGAATCACAAAAAAGTTTACTCAAAAACTATATAAATAATGTAAGTAATACTAATTCATTACGAGAGTATGTAGACGTTGAAGTTTCTAAAATTAAAAAACAATTAAAAATACATTTACCAAAAGTAAATGATAAGATTACAAATATTAAACTAACAGAATCTATAAATCAAATAGGTAATTTGACAAAGGGTAAAGTAGTTGATGAAAAACAAGTTTTAACATTGATGAGATATTACGAACTTATTAAGGAGATTAAAAATGTCCACAAAACTTGAAATTCTTAGAAAGTATATCAGAGAATTAATTCAACAAGAGTTGGATGAAGCTTCTGTTACTGGTGCATTGGATGGTGGAGAAGGTCCTCCTAGAACTCCATATGCTTTCAGCGGTGGTCGTAAGAAAGACAAAGATAAGAAAAAGAAAATTGCAAATGCTGCTGGTTACTCAAAAGTAACTGAGGGTAAATATCATGATTATAGAAATGATGATACAATGTCACCAAAACAAAAAATTGGTCGTTCAATGAGAGAGGTTAGAGATAGTCTCAGTCAATTAGAAGGACTTGTAAAGATGAATGTAAGATTGAAAAATGAACTAAACGTTAATTCACAGTCATACTGGAAAAATACACATAAAGCGTTACATAAAATAAGTGAGAGGTTAGTAAAACTAGCAAACAAAGTCGGACAGTTACAGTAGGTTCGATATGCCTTTTGAAGATAAAAAGAAATCCTACATGGATACTCTTTTTAGTATTTCTACCTTGTTAAAGAGATGGCAAATAGAAATACAAAATAAAGATGTGGATAAAAATTATATGTTAAAAAGACTAGGACAATGGATAGAAATGTTAGAAAGTCTTAGAAATGAAATAATGATGGGAAGAGATAAATGAAAACACTAATAGTAGATTATTTACCGTTTGAAATAGGGCCAGAACAAATTAATGAATCCATGAAAGACAATGGTGGTAAGTTAATTGTTAAAGGCGTTTTACAACGTGCTGAAGCTAAAAATCAAAATGGTAGAGTATACCCTCGTGAAATTTTAGAACGTGAGGCTAAAAAATATACGAAAGAATTTATCGGTCAACGTAGAGCAATGGGTGAGTTAGACCATCCTGAATCATCAGTAGTAAATTTACAAAATGTTTCTCACAATGTCAAGGAAATGCATTGGGAAGGTGACAATTTATTAGGTACAGTTGAAGTTCTTGGAACACCAAGTGGTAACATATTAAAAGAATTATTTAAAAGTGGAATCAAATTAGGTATCAGTTCTCGTGGTATGGGTTCAGTAGAAACAGTAACAGAGGATAATGGTGGTCAATCACAAGAAGTTCAACCAGATTTTGAACTTATTGCATTTGACTTCGTATCTAATCCATCTACACATGGTGCTTTTTTACACCCAACCAATGAATCAATTAACGAATCAAAGATAGTTGGTAGAACTTGTGGAGATTACTGTAAGGTAGAATCAATTATAAACGATATTATGAGAGGAAGTTAAATGAAAAATTTAAATTCATATAAAAAAATAGCAAAAGAATTTATAAAAGAAGCTGCTTGGGATAGAAAATTCGGAGAACCACTACCTACATTAGAAGATGTAATGAAAGAGAACACAGTAAAGTTTAAGGATAAAGATGGTAAAGACCATGAGATAGATATGGATACTGCCAAACAATACAAGAAGGATGTAGACGGTGGAGATGATTCAGATTATAAAAAAACTGCTGTAAAAGCAGCTGGTTTAGACAAAGATGATAAGGATAGTGGTGAAAAAGATTCGGGTGGTAAGTTAGGTGGTAGTGATTTCTCAAGAGATTTTGATGATAAGGGTGATGAACCAAAAGGTGAACCAAGTAGTAAAGAACCAAAAAAATTATCTTCAGATGAATTACAAAAGGTAAAGGATGATGCTATCCAAAAGGCTAAACAGATGGAAAAAGATAATCCAATAATGGCACAACCTATACAGACAAGACAAGGAGTTGCATATCCTGGTGAGAGACAACATTATCATCAGACAGGCTTTGATCCATATGGTCAGTATGCAGTCCAAATAGCAAAAACGGGAAACTATGATGCACCAAAAGATGCACCAAAAGATGAACCAAAAGATGAACCAGACAGTAGAGAGAAAAGGTTAGCTAAAGCTAAAGAACTTAGTAAACAACCAGTAACAGATAAAGATTACAATGCACTTGACGTTGCTAAGGCAAAACTTAGAAACTTTGAACGTAATAAAGAAGTTGGTCGGCAATCACCGAAAATGCGAGCAAAAGAAGAAGATTTACAGAGTAAGGTATGGGATGCAGAAAGCAGAATTGAAGATAGACGAGATGCAGTGATAAACGGTGAGGTAGAAGCAACTCCTGAAGAAGCTGAAGCTACTGTAGCAGATTTGAAATACAAAGTAAAAAATCGTGAGACTTGGTGGGATAAGGGAGATAATGAAACAAGTGCTACAAAATGGAAAAAAATGAAGAAAGATTTAAAAGCATATCAGAAA